TCTCCCCCCTCTCCCCCCCCCCCCCCCCCCCCCCCCCCGGGGGGGGGGGGTGGGGAGTTCCTGCCTGTACATCATCGGTGATGTTAAGGGCATTATCTTTAGCCAATTCAAAGACGCTTTCTATGGTACCTGTGTGTTGCAGGGCGAGGTCGAGGAGGCTTTGATTATGTAGGGCGGTGATTGTCATTTTGCTTTACCGTTGAGTTGCTTGTACTTCTTTAATTCAGTTAGAAGCTCCTCTACTGAGGCTTCTAAGTCCTTAATGCGTTGGTTAGCTTTCTTTAGCTCATCGATAGCGTTGGCGTACTTGGTGCCTAAGTCTTCTATCATCTCTCGGTATATCTTCACAGCCTTGTCTACATTGTCAAGTTCGGAGGTTTGTAGCTCCATTTGTTGCTTAGGCCTGCCGAAAAACCAACCTGCTAAGCCCGATAATACCATACCGATAAACGAACCAAAATGCTCTTTAAGTACTTCTGTTATCCATTCCATTGTGATGTGTTTTTTAAGTTATTATTCCTTTGCCAGCAGTAGTGGTTGCCCCAGCTTGGGCGGCGGCTGTACCTGCTGTGGTTACACTGATACCAGGAGCTACTGTTACCTCGCCACTGCAGACAAAGTCGTGAATAAGGGAGGCTAAGCGTTCGGCGTACTCTCTTGGGCTTGCCTCTGTCTTGGTAAGCATATCCTGCTGAAGGTCGATAATGCCTTGTGTTAGGGCTTGTTTGTTTAGTGCCATAGTTTAATTATATTGTCCGTCAATTAGTAACTTACCGTCCTCCTGTAGGGCTACATCATTAATTTGCATACCATCATACTCCAACTGTTTCTTTATTTCGATGAGAGTTTCAGTATAAAGGTCATCAGCGAGCATTTGGGCTATGCCTACCCCTACTTCAGGGTGTTCTTTCCATTCTCCTTTTTCGGTAGTAAGGATAGCCTTTTGTTGTTGGTTATCAGAGTACCCCACCTCAAAATCACCTGCTAATAGGCGCAAATCGTTTCCCTCATCTATGAGTATATCTTTCATTAGCTTGTCTGTAACTGGTTTATACTGTTAATCGCTCTTAGGAGTTCCTCTTTCACCATTGCACCAAAGTTTTCTACTCCTTCACGTACAGAGGAAACATATACCTTAGTATCGGTGCCTACATTGCCTATCTGTATATTGATATGCGTTTGTCGGGTGCCTCCTGATACAATGTTGTCTTTGGTTTTAGTGCCTTCTCCTGTGGTGGTAGTAGTTTCTCCCGTAATAGGACTCACCCCTGGTGCGGGACTGCTTTCTGTTTTCATACCCAGCTTGCCCATTAGCCCGTCTTTTACCTCCTTAAAGCTCTTGAACTCTAAAGAGTCCCACGCTTTGCCAAAGGCTTCTTTGGCTTTTTCTCCCGCCTCATTTGCTTTCTTATACCCCTCTGTTACCGATTTGGCACGCTCTTGCAAGTCATTTTGTATCTTGTTAATCATTGCTTGGTTCTCGGTACTATCACCTAAGCCAACCGCTTCTTTAAACTTATACCAAGCGAGCTTACAAGCATCTATACCTGCCATAAAAGTATTTTTTGCAACAGTCCAAAGCAATTGAAAATTTTCTACAAAAGCCTCCCAACTGTATTTCATACCTTGCACAGTATATTCCCACGCTTTGCCCCAACCGCTTACACCTACAATACAATAGGCTATGATAGCAATAAGGACTATAATACCAGCTATTATCAACGTTATAGGGTTTGCCAAAAAGGCAAGGTTTGTCTTTATCACTGCCCAAGTGAGCCTATTTTGCCAAGCAGTAGCAATAGCCGTATAGGTATTGTGTAGTATCAATGCAGTGGTGAGTATACCTATAGCTCCTGCAATACCCCATATAACGGGATTCCCTTCTTGAAACTTCTGAATAAGCCACCCTATACCTTGGCCTATGCTTGAAAATATAACTGCTGCCAGGTCTACTAAGGGACTAAGCACAGGGCTGATGGCTTCATATACTTTTAGAGCAAGTTCGGTGATAGAGTCCATCATCTTGTTGAACTTACCGCTGAGGGTTTGCCCTGCTTTTTCGGCACCTTGGTAGAAAAGCCCTTGTTTATCGGTTGCCCATTCAAAGGCTTGTGCGAGTTCCTGAGCCGAAATACCTCCTTTGCTCATTCGTTCTTTGAGCGCAGCCATACTTTCCCCCGTACGTTCGCTAATCACCTGCAAGGGGTTGAAGCCAGCGTTAATCATCTGCATTAAGTCTTGCCCTTGCAGCTTGCCTGCCGAAGTAGCCTGCGCAAAAGCAAGTGATAGACTTTGCATTTTCTGCGCATCGCCCATAGCAATATCACCTATGTTTTTGAGCTTACCAAAAGCAAACTCAGAGGAAAGCCCGAAGGACATCATTGTCTTCTGCGCTTCAATAAGCCCTGCCTTGTCGTAGGGTGTTTTTACCCCATAATCAGATAGCTGGGCATATAAGGCTTTGGCTTTTTCTACATCGCCACGAAGCAAAGTAGTAATGTTAGCTTGTTGCAAGTCAGCTTCCATCCCCTTTCGGATACTCATACCTATACCCGCTCCCGCCAATATAAGAGGATTGGTGGCTATGCCAGGCAAACTATTCAAAGCCTCCGAAAACCACGTTTTTAGCTTACTCCCATTGAGAGTTTGCAATTTAGAAACACTGTGCTCTAACTTATTAATCTCGCTGTTGTACTTACGAATAGCCGAAAGACTACCTATAGGCAATAAATCTCGTTCGGCTTTTAGCAAGGCTATTTTTTGTTGCAAAGTGTGTACAGACGTACCCATTTGGGCAAAGCCACGAGAGACTTTTTTCTGTACCTTTTCTAATTCGGCAAATTTTTCTAACATTGTATCGTTATTTATGCCGATTTTTTGTAATTTTGCGCTGACAAAGTCTTTAAGCGTTAATGTATATTCTAAAATATTTGCCACAATGAGAGTATTATTATTTTTCTTTAACCTACTTGCCTCTATAGGCTTATTATTACTTATTGGTGCGGGATTTTTCTATGGGGCTGCCCTTTTCTGTGTGCCTTTCTATGCTACTTATAGGGCTTTTACCGAGAAAGAACCCTCTACTAAGAGAAGATACACCACTACGGCTATTGCCAGTGCGGTTTTCTTTTTTCTTGTAGCAATACTTGCCCTTATGCTCTCCAAAGGAGCCGAACAAGCAAGAGAGCGTGAAAGACTACAACAAACTACCTATACTACTTGTATTGTTCCTTCTCCTTCTGCCTAAGCCATTCTAATTCTTTTACTCGCATAGCCCACTGGGTATCGGTGAGAGCATCGGGATTGGCAATGTGCATATAGTAACGTAAGGAAGCGTTAGTGATACGAAGCCAATCCCTTTTCTCTTCAATCTCCGCATCACTTAGAGCTTTTCCAAGGTAGCCTCTTTTATCTGTATAAGGTCAGGTAATTTGCTACTGGCGGCAAGAAACAGCGCATCGTCTGTTTTAATCTCCTCATCGCCACCCAACCAACAGTTGGTAAGTACTACCTCATTAAACTTTAGCGGATCTTTGGTTGCCAAAGTAGAGGCATAGCTAAGGGTTTTTCTGTCGGGCGTGCGCAAATACGCCTTTTTGCCATCAATATTCAGTACATAAATATCATTGTACTGCTTTTTCCATTCTTGTATTTGTTCATTTGTTATCATTTTAAACTGCTTTTAAAAGGTTTTTAAAGTGCGAGCTGCACAGGCATTTTGTTATTGTTTAATTTGTTAGGCTTGTCTCTTTATATCAGTAAAGATAATTGGAAGCTCCACTATCATATTCTTATCGCCCTGTTTCATTCCTTTTTTAAATTCGGTAAACTCTACATTCTTTAGAATGTCGGTTACTATCTGTCCACCATCCAGTGGCACATAGGAGGCAACAAGGTCGAAGCTAAGCCCAAGTATATCGTTATTGGGAGCATCTCGTGTCATTGCTTCTGCCTCACTTTGCCAAAGGCTTATTTTACCCTCATAACTGCGGTTGCCTGCTACTATTCCGTGAGGCTTGCACCCGCGCCCATAAAGAAAATCTTTCTCGCGTTTTTCGGTGTATTCCAACTCTGTAACGCCTATAATGATACGTCCACCAAAGACGATAGAGAGTTCGCACCACGCATATTGTTTGCTGTCAAATGTTGCCATAATTTACTAATTTTCTAATCTACTAATTGACTGTTGTAGTAAAACCGATGTTTACCTCTATAAAGTCAGCATAACCTACGGGTAACAGTTTGATACCTATCACCACTTTACCTGTTTGTAGTACACGTTGCTTTGGATCTATATCAATCTTTACCGCTGAAAGCTCGCCCTGCGATACCATTTGGCTTTGTAGGGTACTCTCAAGTTTGGTTTGCCAACCCTTGATAATAGCAGGGTGAATACTTCCGTCTTCTGATAGTAGCACCTCATCGCTGAGCTCCTCTACCAATACCCCATAACTTAGGAGCATTGCTTTGTCCATTACAAGCCCATTACATAGGCTCTTAAAATCATCGGTGGGCTTGGTAAGGGTATTATCGCCCGAAAAGTAGTAGCCAGAACGCCCTACAAAGGTGCGAAAGAAGATATACCCTTTGTCGTCCATTGCGTCCCATTGGTCGGCTTTGCTGTCGATAGTGGTGCCGTCGGTGAAGTATGCTACCAAAGGCAATACACTGCCGTCTTTTACGCGGTGAATTTTGCGCTGTACGGGTATTTTGGTTATTTTGCCTAATAAAAGCCCTATAGAAGCATCTTTCTCTTTATCGTCATTGGCGATAAAACAAGCCACTTTGTTGAGTTCGTTTTCTGAAAAGTTCGTAAGGTCAGCTACTTTGCCGTTCCAGCTATTGCCTGATACTACAACCCTAAAAGGCATATACTTCTTTTCAAAGTGCTCAGCAAGAGCCTGCCCTTTCACTACGGCTGTCTGCACATCGGCGTCTAAGCCTGCGGTGATAGTCTCGCTACCAGTAGCCTTTTTCACTACCCCAAGCACGCGGATAGCCCCTTTGGCTTCGGCAATAAGGGTAGGTGCAAAAACGCCGTCTTTGTCGAGCATTGCCGTCATAGTAGTGGCATCCGATACGAGCATTACCCACAGAGGGGTACCCGTTGGGGCTTGGTCATAAAACGCTTTAATATGCTTGTGAGCAAAAGCGTTTTCAGTTTCTGAAATTCCCAAAGCTATGGCTTCTTTTAGTGAGAAGACTTGGTACGACTTGCCCAACTCTACTTTGTTACTCACCGTAACTCCCGTTGCGATAAGCCCAGTAGTCTTTTGTATAGCCGTTATCCTGCCTAAGCCGTCTTTGGCAATATTGAATAATACTTTAGGTAATGCCATTATTTTTTAGGTTTAAAAAAGTTGAATTTTGAAGTATCTGTTACAGTCTCACCTTCTGACTCGTCAGAGTCTTCAGATTTTTCAGTTTTATCTGGTGTTTCTGTTATTACTTTATCTTCTACCTTATTAGTATAGCTTCCTACAGTGCTATCCTCTAAGGTTTGTGCGTGGTTTTGTGCATCTTTCTTTAGTAAGAAGAGGAAACCATCGGAGGTAGCAAAGAGCTCTTTTGTCGCTTTGTTTTCCTCAAAATATTGATTTGCTTTTTCTGCTGTTGTCATTGTATTCTGTTTTAAAGTTAATAATAGGAGTAGGGTGAGGTGTGGATACCATTAAACTCGTCCGCTCACCCTACTATATATTCCTATAAGATTGCTCCTAAGAATTTAGGGTTTTTAGCACGGATAACCCCTACTAAGGCACGTTGGGCAAAAGAGATGGTATCAGCTTGTAGCCCAGAGTCGCGCAAAGTAGCATACATCTCTACATCGCCAAAGCAACGGAACACCTCATCAGTTACCCACATAAAGGAGGCACGCTTATCAGTATTGTCCTTGGTTGCGCCAAAAGGTTTTTTAACACCTGCAGAAGTGTATAGAGGGTTTTGGCTATATTGGAAGACCTTAATGCCGTACATCTGTTGTTCACTTAGGATGTCCTTATATAAGCGTTTATCCTCTTTACGAATACGAGCAAAATGTTCGGGGGTGAAACAGATATTGATTCCCTCAAGGATGTCATTCTCCTCCATAAACTGCTTAAGGTCTATGATAGCATCAATCACTGAGTCACTGGCTGAGAGGTTACATACCTTATTCCCCACCCCATCTTGCTTAGGAGCCCAAGCGTAAGCGGCACGTTTGCCGATGTTCTTAGCCAGTGATACACGGTGGCGTTGTATTACGCTAGAGCGTTTGTCGTATGCAAGCTCAATCTCTTGCAACTCTCTGTGGCGTGTTTGTTCGGTAGAATAGGTGTGTAACACTACCTCATTACCTATATCGGTAATATCGGTAACGGGCAACGGGTTATTAGCCGTAGCAAAATAATCTTCGTGTACGGCAGGTTCCACACCCGCTTCAGCAAGGTGTAACTTGTTATGCTCTACATATTGTGACAAGTCTACACTTTGATATATAAACGAGTTATTAGGCACAGGGTTTTCTTTAATCCCTGCTATCCATACTTCTGTCTGTAGCCCTGCCATAGCTACTCCTTTGAAAATGGAGGGGGCAACATATTGAGCTATCGTAGAAGTTGCTACAATAATTGTTGCTACTATGGGTACTGAAGCACCTACAATTGGCGCAATTAACATTGAGGCAATAAGTGCCAATAATGCATTAATAAATAATGCTTTTAGTGATAATTTCATACTTGTTTAAATTGTTTTTAAAGGGTTATTAAATTACTTTTTGGTGTAGCGCACTCCATTGGCGTACTCTTTGGCTAAGCGGGCATACTCTTCGGGCTGTTCGTCCCTAAGTTGGCGGAGCTTTGCAGGATTGTGCTTTTGCAAAAAGTCAAAACTCTCATCGGCAGTACCTGTTGGTTTTGCACCTGCCCCCAACACTACCTCACGCACTGTGTTAGTCTTCCCTTGCTGCGTATTCTCAGCTTCTTTGTCAGCTACAAGTTTAGAGAGTACCGCCTTTTGTCCGTCAAAATCTGCTTCAAACTGCTTTAGCTGACTTTCTTTGAGAGCTTCTGGGATAAGTCCTAAGCTAATGGCTTTGTCTACCAAGGTTATAGCTTCGGCGGTGCGAGTTTCGCTAATTGTCTTTTTCAGGGCCACGACTTCGGCTTCTGCTTTTTCTTTGTCAGTTTTGAGGCTATGTAGGGCACTAAGTACCGCTTCCTCTTTTGTGTTTTCGCCCATACCTAAGGCAAGGGCTATCACTTTAATATCCATATTGTTTGATGTATTAGTTACTATTTTTTTGAGTTGAAATGGCTTACCGTCTTTTGAGAGCTTGAGGGCGTTGTCATTGCCCCCTATATCTACAATGGAGATTTCCACAAGTTTACAAGCAGTAACAGTTTCATATACTTGTCCTTCTAAGATATGTTGTGGCTGGGTAGATACTTCTTTTATTTCGGCATACATTGAAGCCATACGTATATAGCCACGTTCCACCTTTCCTGCTATCTTCTTAGCAAACTCATCTTGCTCGTCAAACTCTACTTCTGCTATAAGAGTAGTCCCCTCCTTGTATAGTTTGGTACAACGTCCAATGACTTCACTACCCTTGTTGCCATAGCCGTCTCGCTCGTGCATAAAGAGTACAACGGGGTTGCGCATATATTGTTTGTAGTCAATACCGTCAGTAAGGATACGATAACCATAGCTGTTTACATTTTCGGTATTGACAATAAATTGGTGTTTCATTAGCAAATGGGTGTTAGTTTGTTACTTAATTCTGGTGCAAAATTCATTATGTTTTGGCAAGTATAAAAATTGGCAAACAAGCCTTGTACTGAATTTGCCCAAACCTTGTACTAATTTACCCCAAGCATTGGGGGCTAATTTCGCTACCTACTTTATATGTATGACCTTTGCACTGATAAAAACAGAGTACACAATGGAATTCGACCTCAAAGAACTCACTGCACGAGCATTTTTGGACTACGTAGGCCCTGCCTTTCCCTCGTGGTGGGCTAATAATAAAAAGAAATACGTACTACCGAGTCTCTCCAATATTAGTGAAGCGCGTAGCAATGGAAGTGAGTATTTTATGACACTGAAAGTAGCCGATAAAGCAGGCGTGCAAACACTCTTTCCAAACGAACCTTTGGTGGGTTTCTCCCTTACTAAAACCATAGTAGAGACGGCAACAGTAGGCAAACACCGCAGGGGCAAAGTAAAAGAGTATATTGCTACCGAAGACTGGCAGATTACCATTAAGGGGCTTTGCATAGACACTAATAACCCCGACTTGTACCCTACAGCACAGGTGCAAAGTCTTAACCGCTTGTTTGAAAAGAACGAAAGTCTGGAGGTCATAGGTAACAAACTCTTTACCCTTTTTGATATTCGTAACATCGTGCTAAAAGATATTAGTTTCGAGGCTATGGAGGGTAAGGAAGGTATACAGAAATATACCATCAAAGCTGTATCAGATATGGACTTCTATGCTGAATTAGACGAAAAACGAACCCAACTTAACAACTTATACTAATGTTTGTATTACAAGCGATTATCAAAATAGGAGATTACACTTTCAAGGCTGTGCACAGTGTGAAAATCACCAAATCGGTAGACGAATTAGCCGACACCTGTACTATTGAACTTCCTACCCATTTTAAAGTAGACAAAGGGGGTGAGCCCCTCTATACAGAAAAGGCTATCAAAGCAGGCGATAAGGTGAGCGTTACCCTTGCTTATGAAGGGGTATATAGCGGGGTAGAGTTTGAGGGCTATGTAAAGAAGGTCAAGCCAAGCATTCCTGTAAGCATAGAGTGTGAAGACGCTATGTATTTGCTTAGACGAAAAAATATCAATAAATCGTGGCAAAAAACAACTCTTAAAGAAGTGTTGCAGGAGGTAGTAAAAGATACACCTATTGCCTTGGCTAATAATATACCACAAATGCAGTTAGACCAATGGATTATTCGCAATGCCAATGGTACGCAGGTGTTGGATAAACTCAAAGAGGAGTTTCGTCTAAGTATCTTTATTAATGATGAGGGCAAGCTGTACACAGGGCTCTCAGAACTTACCAATATAGGGCAAACCGCACGCTATGACCTCAATTACAACATAGTGGCAAATGACTTGGAATATCGTACCAAGGACGAACGTAGGCTAAAAATACGATATACCTACATTGACAAAAACAATAAAAAGAAAACTGTAGAAGAGGGTGACCCTGATGGCGAGCTAAGAACATTTCACACTTCTGTGGTGAGTGATGAGGCAAAACTACGGGCTATGGCAAGAGCGGAAATAGAAAAGCTAAAGTACGACGGCTTTGACGGCTCTATAACGAGCTTCTTAGTCCCTTTCGCTACACGTGGTATGCAGGCACATATTATTGACAAAGAACTGAAAGAGATAGATGAGCGGTACTTCATTAAGAAGGTAGAAACTACCTTTGGACGTAATGGGGCACGCCGACAAGTAACCATAGGAGCAAGATTATGAGTATAGATAGAGAATTAGTCGAAGGGCTTCGTAAGTTAGGCAAGCGCAAAACCCCTACCATAGCCGTAGAAGTGGTATCAGTAGACAAAACGCAAGGCACGTGTGTGGTGAAAGACGATGAGCTACAATATACCGTGCGCTTAGCCTCGGTGATTAACGATAACACCGAGCGTTTTTACCTTTTCCCAAAGGTAGGAAGTAGCGTACTGATTGCTTCGATTGGAGAGGACGAGAACCGCTATTATGTAGTGGCTTATAGTGAGATTGAGAGCGTGAGCCTACGGATAGAAGATACTCAGCTTACCATAGACAAAGCGGGGGTACATCTGCAACGGGGTGAAGTAGATTTTAAAAGCCTTTTAAATGAGCTTTTAAACGAACTTAAAACGGCAGTGATACAAACTCCTGCAGGGCCTGGTAACTTCGCTCCTAACAATGTGGCGAAGTTTGATAAGATTAATAACAAGATAAATGAATTACTACAATAAGATATGGCACGACTAACAGCCGTTGAGGCAGATTACAAAAAATCACAAGCTAAGGAGCTTTTTACCAAAGGCTTTAGCATTGCTAATATATCGGAAATGATAGGTATTGGCATTAAAACGCTTGGCAAATGGCGAGAGGAGGGCAAGTGGGACGATGAGAAAGAGTTACAAACGCTTAAACCCTCTACCATTCGCAAACTGACACTCAAGTGTGCGCAGGCTATTGAGCGGGGCGAACCCTTGCCCTATAAGGCGGACGATGTTACTAAAATCGTTGCCGCTTTCGACCGTATTACTGACCATAATAAAATAGCAGTATATACGATGGAGAGCCTCGACAACTTCTCTAACTTTATCTTAGAGAAAGCAGGGCAAAGTAGCGGTAAAAAGCGTGAAACTTATATGAGCACCATCAAAGAGATACGCCCTTACTTTGATATGTATATAACCGAATTATTACAGAAAGGAGATGACTAAAACAGAACTCAAAGAAGCCAAAGAACGCTATTTTGCGAAGTCGAAAATGATTAGAGAGCTTACCTACGAGGCTATACAGAAGGAAACAGCCGACGAGCAGGAAGCACGTATCAAACGACTTTTAAAACCCGAAAACTATGGCGAGTTTTTCGACTACTATTTCGGGCTTGACAGTGGTTTGCCCTTGGGTGATGCCAAGACTCCTAAGTTTCATATTGACGATTATATAAGGCTATACAAAGACCCTTATATCCGTCAGTTTAGAAAGAAGTTTAGGGGTGCGGGTAAGTCTATACAGTCGAATGTGGGCAATATATGCCACCTCAAACAGAACAACCTCACCTTCTTTCCTATTCTCATAGGGGCTAATGAGGGCTTGGCTAAAATACTACTATCCGACTTGCAAGCACACTTGGAGAACAATCAGAAGTTTATCAAAGACTTTGGCTTGCAACTCTCTTATGGGGATTGGTCGGATGGTGATTTTCAGACTACAGACGGCAAGCATTTCAAAGCCTTGGGACTTAACCAACCTTTCAGAGGGTTGCGTTTTGGTATGTATCGCCCTGACTTGGCTATTTTAGACGATATAGAGGACTTAGACCGCGCCAAACGCCCCGATATGATAGAGAAGTACGGCAAGAAGATAACAGGCGACTTGGTGAAGGCTTTCCATCGCAAGCGAGGCAGGCTCATCATCAATAACAATTATATCGTAAAAGACGGCATATTAGACTATCTATACGACAAGTGGAAAGATAGCCCACACCTGCACGACTCGGTTACGAATCTTGCTACTGTGAATATCACCCGCGAGAACTATATGGATGTAGAGTGGGAGCCCTCGTGGATAGAACGCGATACGAAGGAGGATATTATTCGTATTCTAATGAATGATGACTACTATACCTCACAGCGCGAGGATTTCAACAACCCTATTGAGGAGGGCAAGCTCTTTAAGGCGAAAGATATTGCCTTGGTACGCATAGCCGACAACGAGGCGTGGGACGGATTGCTTGACCATTGGGACTTATCCTACACCGCTACGGGCGACTATAAAGCGGGAGTACTCATTGGTATCAAAGGTATTAAGCTGTATGTGTTGGAAGTCTTCTGTCAAAGGTGTGAACTTAATGCAGCTATGGAAGTACGTGCCCAATGGGTAAAGAAGTACCTCAAAAAAGGCTATAATACTATGGGCTTCTTTGATGCTACTATGGCGCAGAAAGCCGTCTATACGCCTATTATTATGCAGAGTGCAGAGGACAATGCTTGCCCTAATATACCTATTGGTTTGCACCAAGAAGGAGACAAGCACAACCGTATTTCGGCGGGTATTACCAATGCGCTCTTTCGCAAAATCTTGTACTGGGACGAGAGTCTTCCCAAGCGTTCAGAACGTGACTACAATGCTTTTATTAAGCAGGTGCTTTCCTTTGAAAAAGGAACAGCTTCAAACGATGACGCCCCTGATACCTTAGAGCGTGCCATTACCCTTGCCCAACAGTATTTTGGCTATTCCGAAAACCCATTACAAAGCGGGCGACCTTTTATTGCTAAACACAAACGTAGAACTATATGAGTACTCCGAGAAAAGAACTATTTGTAAAAGTAAAAAAAGCCCTTGCTACTATTGAAGGCATTGAGCTCATCGACCTGCAACGCGGTCAGTTTGACAACCCCGAAAACGGCTACCCCGAAATATGGACGGCTGCTCTCATTCAGGTAATGCCTATAGCTTACGAGACGATGACCCAGCACGTGCAAGAAGGCGAGTGTGAGTTTCATATTGATTTCTATTGCAAAGACGGATGGACAGACCAACACTTAGGAACTGCCGACCCCGAAGAGGGACTTATGGAGTTGGATATATTGGACAAAATCACCGATACGATACAATTCCTACAAGGCGAACAATTCAAGCCCGTACAGCAGGTGCGAGAGGAGGAATTACGCCTAAGTGATGACGGCATTATGAGCTATCGCATTACCTTCACCACACGCATTTATAGGCGCACACCCTACCCTTACGAACCTAAGAAACTCAAATTAAATATGATTTAAAATGTATTTAACCAAAGACGAACTCAAAACCGTAGCCACCAAAGAGGTAATAGACCTTATCATACAGTTTGACGACGGCATAGTAGAAGAGATTATAGCCGAAAGCATAGACCTAATGGCTTCTTACCTCTATAAGTATTACAATACGGAGGCTATTTTTGCCAAAGAGGGCAACGAACGTAGCAAAGTACTACTCAAATACCTTAAAGACATCGTTATTCACGAAATCTATATAAGGCGAACTAAAACCCTTAACCAAGTGGCGAAGCTCCGCTATGATGAGGCGATGCTATGGTTGGAGAAGATACTCAAAGGCGATATAGAAATCGCCCTGCCCAAGCGCCTCAAAGACACCGATGGCGACGGCACCCCCGATACACCCACACCTTTTATGAAGCTCGGAGGGCGCAAAACCTATAAAAACCACTGGTGATTATGCCTAACAACAACTTACAAGAACTCCGCCAAAAGCTCGAAGCTCTCGCACGCTTGGTAGCTAATGATGTCCCCATTGTTCTTAAAACAGAAGGGCTCAAGTTTATTCAAAAGAACTTCCAAGATGAGGGGTTTAATGATGAGGGCTTACAGAAGTGGCAACCTCGCAAAACTACCGACACACGAGGGCGAGACCTTACTCGTTACCGCTCGGATAGGGTAGGCAAAAAGGGTACCCTTACCCCCTTTGGCAAGCGCAATCAGGGGCGTGCTATCCTTACAGGGCACAATTCAGGAGGCAACAAGCTGCGCAATTCATTTAGGGCACGCACCGAGAAAATGAAGGTTACCTTCTACACCCATAAGGAGTACGCCCGTAGACATAATGAGGGGTTAGAGGGTATGCCTAAGCGCCAATTTATAGGCGACTCCAAAACCTTATTCAACAATATCAAAAAGGAAATAGACCGTTTATTCAATCAACTACAATAATGGCAAAGCAACCCCATAAACAACGTATAGAAAAGAGTGTTACCCTTAGCGGTAATGCCCTTAATAAAAAGGTACATTTGGGCAAAAATACGGCTCAAAATATTCAGCAGGTAACCAATCTAATGGTGGACATCATCAAGCGCCAACGCAGGCTATGGCGTACCGAACTCAACCATTGGCACTCGGCACGTTATGCCCGCTATAGTGTGGACTACCCTCGTACTTACCCATTGGAGGAGGTATACCAGGATGTACTCCTCGACGGACACCTTACTGGTATCACCGAAAACCGAACCCTACGAACTACCAATAAGGACTACGTTATCGCTATCGATGAAATTAAGGACGATACCCTAACCGAGTATATCAAGGACAAACAATGGTTTGAAGATGTTATCAATTTCGCTCACCAAAGCATCTATCACGGGCATTCACCTATATGGCTCAAAGAGGTAACCAAGGGCGAAATCAAAGTTGTAGAACTTATTGATAGGGGCTTGGTAATCCCCGAAAAGCACGTACTTTTAAAAGACTACGATGCTACCACTGGCATAGACCTACGAGATGTACAAGAGGTAGTATTAGTAGCACAATTCTACAAGTATTCGGGGTTGCTCGAAAAGGCGACTCCTTATGCAATCCTCAAGCGCCATTCGTGGGGTTCGTGGGATGAGTTCGAGGAGCTCTTTGGTATTCCTATACGTATTGCCAAAATTGCTTCGCAAAGTGATAGTGTGAAGGAGGAAGTTGCCCAGTGGTTAGAGGAAATGGGTTCGGCTTCGTATGGCGTTTTTCCTATTGGTACAGAAGTAGATATTAAGGAGAACAGCAAAGCCGATGCTTTCGAAGTGTTTTACCGCAAGATTGAAGCCTTAGACAAGGAGTTATCAAAACTCGTACTTCACCAAACAATGACTACCGAAAACGGCAGTAGCAAGGCGCAAGGCACAGTACACGAGAACACCTTAGAAGAGGTAGTCTATGCCGACGAAAAGAAGATGTTAGCTTTCCTTAATAACCAACTTTTGCCCGCTATGCGTGCCATTGGCTACCCTATCCCCGACAATGCCAAAATAGCGGTAGAGAAAACCACAGACCCTAACAAGCAAATCACTATAGACGGGGTACTCTTAGGGCGTGGCTATATCCTTACCCAAGACTATATAGAGCGTACTTATGGGGTAGAAATAGAAAGTATGCCTACCTCCTCCCTTTCTCCTAAACCAGATGATAACCCCCAGCACTAAGCCTACTCAAACTATATTATCACACCCATTGTTGCTCCGATCACGAGACTATCAGGCTCAGCAAGGAAGACAACAACTTGAGTAGGCTCATAGAGGGGTACATACGTGAGGCTTTTGAAGAGCGTAGTATTAGTGAGGCGCAAAGCAAAGAACTATGGCAATACTACTACAAGCATTTAAATAAAGCCTTAGTAGAGGGCTACAACCCTACTATTGAGGAAACTAATACCGAACTCGTAACCTCACTAAAGCAAAACCTTGCACGCTTCTCAGCTTTCAAAGAAACGAGCTTTAAACAGCAAATAGAAGCCTCTTTAACTAAAGACGGTAAGGTGCTTTCGTGGCAAGAGTTCAAAGCCGAAGCCAACAAACTGAATATAGAATACAATAGGCGTTGGTTGCAAGTTGAGTATAACCAAACAGTAGCCAATGCACTCTCTGCACAAAAGTACGAGGAGTATATAGCCAATAAGCGCATATACCCTAACCTTACTTATCACGCGGTGCACGATGAGCGAACTCGTGAAACACATCGCGCCTGGGACGGACTTACGCTACCCGTAGAGCATTCTTTTTGGAAAACACACCTACCTCCTAATGATTGGGGCTGTCGTTGCTATGTAGAGCCTACTGCTAACCCCGTAACAGAAGGAGTACGTACAGAAGATATACCCATAAAAGAAGCTTTTGCTAATAACCCTGCTCTTTCGGGTGAGATATTTCCTATAATACCATACGCCAAAGGAATGAGCGAAAAAGCCGTTAAGGAAGTAGAAAAGCAGGTAGAAAAACGACTTAAAAAGGAGAGGGCAAAAGCTAAAAGAGCAGAGGAAATGTGGCAAACCATACCTACTGAAAAGGGTACGGTGAGGGTAAGCTCATTGCACGGTAAGGATGAGAAAGCCGAAAATGTAGAAATAGCTTCTTACTTAGCTAATAAATATGGCTATGAAATAGACCTTATAGAAAAATCAAACATATCAGGGGTGAAAAGTGCCGATACGTTTAATAAAACATTGGATATAAAGCAGGAGTATAAACGTATTCATAAGCCTACTAAAAGTGCTGTTGATAATGCCTTGAGGGGTACAAAGGAACAAGCCAAACACATTGTATTGGATATAAAAACAGATTTTATAGATGGGGATTTAAGAAGTGCTATAAAAAGCCGTGTTTATAGGTCTGAATGGATAGAAGAGATAATTGTAATTAGGAATGGTGAGGATATAACCTATTTAAGGGAAGATATACTTAAAGAAGACTGGACTCTGTAAAATAAAACAGGCAGGTAAATAATAAGTTATTTACTTGCCTGAGTTGGGGTCGAGAGTTTTCTTATGTAGCCTCCCAACCAATTTGTACTGCAAAAGTACAACTATTTTTTAAACTACCAAAACTTTTTTCAACTTTCTGCATATACACCCTCATAAGAGAGGATAGCTTCTACAGTACGAGGGGATAAAAATACCCTACCTGCTACCTCCTCAATTACGGCATCTATACGCCACTGGGGGTACTTGTTTGTGAGCTCACCAAAAAGCTCACGTATCTTTTCATTACGCCTCTGTAGGCGTTGTTTGCGTTGTTTTTGACTTATAAGTTGCATAGCCACGAAGAGAATAGAATATTATGGTGCAAAAGTATAAAAAAGTCCGCTTATATGCAAGCGGACTTTTTTATACTATTACTCCCATCGTTTTTGGTTTAGGTAGGTCTCGGCGTAGGGCATTGCAGTACCGTCAAGTTTCTTTTTAGACTTTTCTTTGTCAATTCCTATGAAGGCGGCGATAACCTCTTCTGGCTTGAGCTTGTCGAACTTGCGTTTGGCAACTGCTTTAGTGCCGATTTTGCCGTATGCCTCCCAGAAATCTTCAAAGGTTACTGAGGCCGGCGTCTTCTCAATGCTGAAGTACTTTCGGAGGTTGGCGTCGCTTGCTAATATAGCAATACGCTCTTCATTATAGGGAAAGTAGCGCACAAGCCAATGCCACTGTTCGTTTGTTGGGGGCTCTCCTGTGCTCTGTAAAGTAGTTAGGTTTCCCTCTAAATCATATTTAAACAAATACTCAATACTGGTGTTTTTCGATTTAAAAATATAGGTTGTTTCCATATCTATGCTAATTGTTCGTCTATTTCATACATTATTTGAAAAAGTGTTTGCCGCTCATAGATTCCATATTCTACCACTTTTAAAGTGTGGTCAATAAACTTTTCAAGAAGATCGGCCTCATAAGCCTTAAGCCAAAACTTTCGGTATTTTTGCGTTGTGAAGCCCATATAAAAGCGAGTAGCCTTTACGGTGATTTCTCTCATTAGACTATAATGTACTCGCTGTTCTCTGTTGTTGAAAATGGGCTTATCAATAAAGGCAACTCGGGCAAGTACTTCAGCTTGGTCTCGTGATAAGGTAAGGGCGATTTTCATTGGTTTGCTGCTTTATAAAGGTCTATTAGTTTAAGTAAAAGAGCTTCGCGGGCTTCTTCGTAGCTTTCTTTGTAGGCAATTTCCCAAGAGGTACCTTGGTCTAAGAATGGGGCGTAAATGTAGGCAGAAGTGCCTTTGCTGGAGGCTTCGAGGTTGCCGTAATAGCCTTTTGCTCTAAACCAAGCGAGGGCTTCTGTCCAAGAGGGAAGGGATATACAACCTTTCTGTTTGTTGTAATTGATACGTTTTATATCTCTTAATTCGATACTATTATAAACTTCGTTGTGTATCCTATCACCTATTTCTATGCATTGGTAACCTTTGCCGCTAATAGCAAGAGCTATATAGCAATGGCAGGGGGTGTCAAACCCTATTTCTTTGAGTTCTTTGGCAATGTCGGGGGACACAAGCCAAGTGGGGTATTGTTCTGTTTTCATTGTTTTTATATTTTAATTAAATAAGCAGGTAACAAGATAAAGGTGCTAAACTCAAACCCTCGTAGGTAAAGTTTGCTATCTTCTAAGTATATCGCAAAGGATATATTAAGCGGTTTGCATCGTGGGAACTCTTCATTAAGTTCTTTAGCTTTTTCAATGATGTATTGCTCTATTTTGGTTAAATCATCTGCCCGATATAGTTCTCCGCTCATTCCTCTTAGAAAACAAGAGAATTGAGTTTGCAGCTTATTCTTTGGTTGTATGCCATTGCTAAAATGGCAAAAATAGTGTGTAGGTGTCTCTTTCATTTTAAATAGTGTTTAAATTGTTATACTTCCCATTGCTCTTTGGTGAGTTGTGCACCGCAGTCTTTGCAAAATAAGGCGGTTACTTCTACTGTAACGTAGTGAGCAAGGGTGCGGAGCTCTTTATGCTTGTGAGAACAAGTGCGAGCCGCACAGGCAATTAATTTGCTAATTTTCTCATTGGCTAATTTTCTAACTTCTTTCATATCTCTGTGTTAGCATTTTTTCAAAGATAGCGTTTACTTTGCTTACTTCGGTGGGGGTGAGGCGTTGGAGGCTTTTTTTGAAGGGGTTTTTGCTACTACAAAACCATTTGCCAAGGCGTGTTATATCTGCATACTTGGGGTTGGTTGTATCACGCCAGCCGAGTTCGTGGCATAGGGATAATAGCTTTAGGTGCTGCTTGTTTTGGGCATCGAAATAGGCGTGCATCTCGAAATGGTAACCAAGGTGCTGGGCTATGGCGAAAAACTCATCTTCTGTTAGGTTTTTGGTGCTGGGGAGCTCTCTGCCAATAAAGCTACATACGAAGTGTATGCGGGCTTCTCTGTCGCTGAAACGCTTACTTAAAAGGGTTTGAAGGATACGTATTTGATGGGGTTTAATTGTGGGCATATTATTCATTTTTAACTGTTACTTTTACATAGTCGCCTATGTTATACTCTTTGTAGTCGTTTTCGTATATTATTATTTTGTTAGTACCTTCTTTGTTGGCAACATACATATAATATTTTGCGGGGTGATAGGTGCTTGTGCGTACTTTTCCAACAAAGTGGAAGGTTGTATGGGCTGTTATCATTTCTTTGTCTACTACAAACCCTGTAATAACCTCTGTTTTGTTTGTTTGTTCATTGTTCTTTTTTCCACAAGAGAAAAATAGTAAAGATAGTCCTAAAAATATAAGTGCTTTTTTCATTTTAAATAGTGTTTAAACGTTGTTTAAAAATAGCTCCTCGCCTTAGCGGATCTCATATGGACGTCCCCTTAGTGCCAGCGACCGAACTAAGGGCGAAGGAGCATCTTTTAGCTACCGAGATAGCTAAAAGTGTTGTTATGCGGAGGCTTGCTCTTCGTACTTTTGGTGTACAGGGAAAAGGTGTTTAATGTCAGTACCAGGGGGAAAGTCCACCGATGAGAGCGATAGGGGGATATTGCACTTTTTGCCTTGCTCGTCAATGGTGTTAGCTTCGATATAGAACGCTGAACGCTGTGGTCTATAAGATTGGGCAATGATACCTACAGCATCGGTAAAGGCGGGGCTGTTAAACTCTTGAGCGAGCTTTGTTAGCTCAAGTACACGTGAGGCTTTTAGGTTTCCTTTTGCATCCTTTTTTAATAGGCGGTTGATGACATTCACAAGTCGGGCACTATTGTCGTCTTTGGCAAGTGAAGCTATAAAGTCGCGGACTTTTTCGATGCCTGCATTTACGGTGTCATCCCAATTGTCGATGACGCGGAAGCCGTAGGTGATGGTGTTGCCGTGCTCATCGGTGAAGGTGTGGCTTTGTTGGTCGCCCTTAACCTCGTAAACTTCGTTTTTGGTGTCTAACAAGATTTTGAGGGCTTCAAAGGTGTGGAGCTTTACTTCTGCCATTTGCTCTGAATAGGTTTGCAGCTTACCGATGATTTGTGGTATGGCTTCATTGACGAGGGCTTTATAGGCTTGTCGGTTTTCGTTTTGGACTTGCTCGCGGCGTTGTAATTCTGCTTTGAGTTCGTCGGCTGTAAGGTGTGTTAAATCTACTGTCATAATTGATAATTGTTATTTGTTAATATCCATTTACTTCGGCTTGGTATAGGGGGTGTACGGCTAAGGGTAGCCATTGGTCGTTGTCGTCTTGCCATAGGAGTTCTAAGCTGTTGGGCTCATAGCGAAAGGCGGGGGGTTGCCAGTGGTGCTGCTTGCACCAGTCTTGTAGCTTCTGCACTAAGGCGGGTATTTTGTCGGTTTTACCTGCGCGGTATTGGCAGGCAGCAAGCCGTTGCTCGAAGGTGAGTATTTGTAGGAAGGTGTCGAGCGATAGGGCTTCGGTGTATGCTAAAAATCTACTTTCCATTGTTATTTTGTTATTAGTTTGCCGTATTTTTTGAGGTCTGCCCACCAAGTTACGTTATCGCCGCTAATGCCTTGGGGGAGGTATCGCACAGGGCGTTTTTGTTTTTTGGCGGTTTTGAGGAGCTCTTGTGCGTGCTCTCTGAGCTTGCGGTTGATGTAGTCGTAATCGCTGATTTCGTTAGGTTCTAATCTCATCTTGTGTTCGGTTTATCTTCGGTTAGTGTTCGGTGCGAGCCGCACGGGCGGTTATTTTTTTGAGGAGTACGCTTGGATAGTACTGCAGGATGTTCTCAGCGTAGATAGTGATGAGTAAGAGAACGTCGTCGGCATTGAATAGGGTAATGTCGTTGCCGTAGAGGCGTTCGATGGTTTTCTCCACCTCGCTGTACCACTGATCGTCATACCAATTGAGTAGGGTGTCGTGGGTGATGAGGTTTTTTAAGTGCAGCCCTCTACCTATGGCGGTGTTACATAGGTTGGTGCACCATTCGTTGTAGAACTCATAGCGGAGGTTTTCGTACTGCAGGTAGGTGAGCTCTAATTGGCGGGCGAGGGCGTGGCGATAGGTGATTTGTTGGGCTATTGTATTCATAGGTGTTAGCTGTTAGGGGTGATATTGGTGTCGTAATAGAGTTGTGCTTTCTCTTCGTTGATAACGAGGGTACCGCCAGGGCAGCGTCCTGATACGTGGCAGGCGAGTCCTTCAACTCGGATAACGATTTCGGCGAGTTTCTTACAGAGGCGACCTACGGCGAGGTCAGGTTCGCCTTTCTCTTCGTGTGAGATGAGTATAAAGAGGGTGCTTCGGTACTTGCGCATCCACTCGCGTAGTTTGGGTGAGGTGAGGTCGTCATTATATACCGTGGTGTTATCAATGATGACTACTTTGGGGCTTCGCTGTTTGCCGAGTGCTTTTTCTATCTCGGTAATTTCGGTATAGGGTACTATTTTGAGGCGACGATTGGAGGGGTTGAGCTGGGCTCGGCGGTAGGCGTCTTGGAATGTTTGGCTGGTGCCTTGCTCGGCACTGATGTACATAGTGGTTTCGTAGTTGCTAAGGTGCTCGGCGAGTTTGAGTGAGAACCACGTTTTGCCTTGTTTTTCTTTGCCATATATGAGCCAAAAGCCTGCTACTTCGGGGTTGCCCAGGGCTTGTGCCCACTGCCCCTCAAAAGGGAATGTTTTATAGGTTTTTTCGAGTAGTTGTTTGCCGTATATTGCTTTTATTCGTGCCATTGTTTTAGCTTAGTTTTATGAGGTTTTCTAAATATCTGAGTCGTTTCATATCGGAGGCGGTAGCGTCTTTCTTACCGCTTGGGTTGAGGCATTTGCGAACCAACTTATCTACATCGCTTTGCTGTTTGGCATTTACGGTGGCTACATCGCCCAGTAGCTGTATGTAGAAAGCTTTGCGGTCGTCGGTGCCTTGGGGTACAATAGTGGTGATGTCGAAAAAGCGGTCGAATATTTCGGCGTATCCTACTTTTTTGTGGGCAATACCGCTTTCTATCTTGGCGCGTAGCCCGTCGGCTCCCATCATATACCAAGCGCATTCTCCTTGGGTAGCGTTCCACAGTTCTTTGAGTTCAAGGAAGGCGTTGTAGTCGAGGTCGCCAGCTTCGTCTAATACTACAAGGGGCTGCTCTAAGTAGAGGAGGCACATTTTGATAGCGGCTTTTACATCGACATAACGCCCTGTATCGTCCACGCCTATGGTTTTGGCAAGCAAGCGAATGAATTGCTGTTTGGTTTTGGCTTGTGAGCAGTCGATATAGAAGGCGTTTTTCTGCTGTTTTACGATGTGGCGTGCGCAGAAGGTTTTGCCTATACCGCAGTCGTCTACCAGTATCATTGATTTGCTATAAGTTTTGCAGTATAGCAAGTTGTCTTCAATTTCGGTGTAGACTTGTGTGCGGGCTACTTTCCAGCCGTTGTCGTTCACTTGTACACCGAGCTGGTGGGCAATTACAAGCCATTGGGTATCGGATAGTACTTTGTCTATTTTGCCGTTTTTGATTTGTGAATAAATGGCGGCACTTAGTTTAAGGCGTTTAGCGTAGGCGGTGTCAGAGCCTCCGTAGTTTTCGCGGTCGGCAAGGATAGCTTCGCGTACTTTTTGTTTGAATTGGGCTTCTATTTTCATTATATGGCGTATTTGTTTCTCCAAGATTGGGTGTACTCGGTACCAGTACTGGGGTTATACAATATTTGTTTGTCGTCTTCGTCTAAGGAGTCGTAATCGGTGAGTATTTCGACATCTGTGGTGTTGGTGGCTTCGTAGCGTTTGAGGCTTGGGATAACAAAAGCGCGTTGGCGTGCGGGTGCGCGGTTGATGATGCCTACTTCGGCTATTTGCTTGCTGTGGTGTTGCACAAAGCGTACGATGGTCATTGTGTAGGCATCTTGTAGGGCTTTGGCTACCATATCGGCTTCTCTTTGCTCGGCACGTGCGCGTTGGAATTTTGGCATTGGCTGCACTTCGCATACGTAGCGACCTCCGCAGTAGGCTATGGCTTTGATAAGTTCGCCGTCGTTGCCGTCCAGCCAAAATACTTCTATATCTTTACCTTCTATTTGTTTCATTTTCTCAATAAGGGGCTCGCCGGTGAGTATGGTACTATCTTCGGCGATTGCCATTTTTTGGCGGTTAAGACTTATGTAGCCTTGTTTGCAACTTGTTTTAACGCTGTAGCCTATATGGGGTAGGATAGCGCGGTAGTTGGTTTCGGGGAGGCTTTCGAGTTGGTTGTTTAGAAAATACTCCCAACGGCTTACTTCGGGGTGCTCATCGTGAGGTTCGTTGTTCCAATCTTCTATATCGGCAAGGCGTGCCTGTACCAGTTCGTTGTAAGGGATAATTTTAGTAGCCCCTTTGCCTGCTTGGTTGGCTTCGCTCTTAGCAAAGGGGCGTGCAATCCAACCCTCTGCGTATTTTTCTTTATTGTTACGCATCTTGCCAAACATACGTTCTATGTACTTACCGCGGGCGTTGTTTGCCTCTACACGCACCTTTTGGAACATATAGCCCTCGCGCAAGAAAGTGTTTAAAAAACTGCTATTGAGGGAGCTTTCGCACTCCAATTCGTAGGGGAGTTTTAAGCCCCATTGGTGATAGTTGCGCACCAGCTGTCGGTAGAACTCTAAGATGATGCCTTCTTTGGTTTTGCCGTAGACAAAGGCTGTCATACAACGGCTGGCTACATCTATGCCGATATAAAACCAAAGGCGTTTACCTTTGTCATACCAAAAGGGCGGTTGGCGGTCGTCAATAGAGAGGAGCGAGCCTGCTTTGGTAGGTAACTCGGTTTGAGCGTAGGGGATAAATTGCCCCATAAAGGCTTGTCGGTTGCCAGAGCGTAGGCTGTAGGTGGCGATTTTAGTTTCCCAAGCTGATAGGTAGGCTTTGATGGTGCTTTCGCTAAGGGCAGGAAACTCTTCGGGGGCGTACAGCTCGCCAGTTTCTTTATTAAAGACTTCTATATATCCGCTAAGGAAGGACTCGTATTGGCGGGCTATATCGGTGGGGGGGGGGTTGTACTCTTGTCCTACGAATAAGCCTTTGAGGACTTCTATTACGCGCTCATCTACCTTGCGGGCGTTTTGCTTGCCCTTGCCGTAGGGGTCTTTAATCACTGAAAGCAGTCCGTCGGCTTTAAAGGCTTTGAGAGCGTTTTTAAAGTGGCGTAGGCTTTCGGGTAGGGAGTGCTTACGGCTGGGTGGCAGGGTTTCGTTAAAACTCAAAGCATCGGTAAGGAGGGTTTGTGCAAGCCCTTTGGTAGGGCTTTTTTTATGTAACGATTGGCGTACGGCAAGGCGTTCACCCTCAAGGGTTACGAGAGCCTGCAAGGTAGTAGCATTGATAACATAGCGGTCTATCTCCTCATCGGTAAGAGGTTTGCCCTGGCGTTTCCAACCCGCATAAAAGCGGATAGTTTCGTCTTTCACGGCATAGTAACGCTCAAGGAGGTGTCCTTCTTTGCGAGGATCACCGAGGGCCTGCTGTATGTCGGTAGGCAGGGTGTCGTAGTCGATAAGGAGCTTGCGACCATTGCCACCCGATTGGAGTTTTTTCACACCATAAGGTTTATCTTTATGGCGGTGTATCTCCGAGCGCAACGTATTGAGTGTATTCCAATGCAGTGGCACTAACTCTTCAGCTTCGACGGCGACTTTATTATGTAACCAGAGGTATGGCATACTTTTTAGTTTTTAATTGCTCCCCAAGGTGATTTTGCTTCACCAGCAGTTGCTGACAGTCGTACTGACTTGGGGAAAAACAACAATAAAATCAAAATATAAAAAATGTGATGTAGTGTTATTAGTGGTACTTCACTGGTTTGTGGTACTCTATTTTTTCTCTTTTTACGACAATACCTAAGAAGGTAGTGCGTATCTCTCTGCCGATGATAAGGAAGTCATCATTAATTAGGTAAATGGTTTTTACTTTCATTTTAAATAGGTTTTAAAGGGTTTTTAAATTGAGTTTTGACTAATTGAGTATCTATATTCGTCAAATCTTACTTTATGGTAAATAATCTTATTGACTTATAGAACTTTTCTCATATATTTGCGCTCTGAAACATTAATATTACATAATATGGAAAGTAGTATTGAAATACTCGGAGAGTATTTAGAGAACTCAACTTATGAGTTTAG